TTCTAATAATTCATATAAAACATTATCTATATTTGGAATATCAGTGTTTAATGATGACATATTCTTTATGTAATCGACATATGAATAAAAATAATTTACAAATATATATTTCATTATATATTTCGCATATTTTTTAGTAAAATGTGAATCATCAATTCCAATTAATAAATCCATATTTTTTGTAATATTTGATATATAATTTGTTAAATTAATAAAATAATCTGCTTTTTCAAAATACTTTTTAAATACTCGGTCACCGGATTTTATAAATATATCATTGTGCATTGAATATCTTTTTGTTTTCAAAAATGTACTCATTAGATCTGAATTATATTGATTTCTCATCCAATATTTCGGTATTTTCGTCTTTTCATCAATATTTTTACTTATTAATATTGTCATCATTTGTGTGTCATATATGGATTTTTTAATGAAATCATCATGATCATCTAATATTTTTTTAAAGATATCTTCCAATTTTATTGATTTTAAATATTTATTTATTTGTGATGATTTTTCTATAAATTCTATTATATCTTTTAATTTATCATTTGTTTCTTTTATTATACTACTATAATAACCACGATATAATGTTTCATAATTTTTTTTCTTACCTTCTGGATTTAATAATTCAGTTGTTAATTCTTTTATTTTTTCTAAATTATTATTCATTTTATCAATATTATTGCTTTCTATAAATGATTTAATTCTATTCTCCACTTGATTTATTTTAAAACTATTATTTATAGGTAATTTTGTTTGTATATGAATTTCGCGAATGGTTGAATATATATTATCCACATTTAATGATTTATGATAATTACTTAAATGTATATTATTATCAAATGATATAAATCTACTAGTAATTATATGTTTATCATTATATATTATTCTTCCATATTTATTATAACAGAATTTATTCTTTAATTTTTTTTTAGTTTCATCAGTAACTAATTCATCTGAATATAAATTTGTAAATATATATTTATAATGTCTTTTTGGTTTAGTAACAAGGTATGTATATTGTAAATTATTAAATATAATATGATTATATATATCTAATACATCATTCTTATGTAATTTATTAATATCATATAACATCTTTTTTATATTGTTGAATTTTACTTTCTTATTAATATTAAGATTGTCATAACCATACTTTTTTAATATAGTATTAATATTAGTTGTATTAGTATCTTTTTTAAATTTATGTATTAATAAATTTATATATTCATTTTTTTCTTGAACACCATGTAGATTAACTATATATCTTGATAGTATTCTAAATGATTTGTTATATAATAAATAAAAATTATTGATTGAATACTGAATATATTTTATTTTTAATTTATCAATAGATGTAATATCAATAATATTTTCAATAGCATAACCCGATATATTTTTTCTTATTAAATATTGTTTATCATTTTTATTATTTTTAACTTTATCATTTATTTTATTAATATCCTTATTATTGGGATTAGGATTATATGTTGTCCAATATTTTTTTATAATTCCAATAGAACTAGTATCTTTATGTTTATTGTATTTATTAATTCTTTCAATTATTTTATAATAATATGGAGATATTATGTATTTAATAGCATTTATTATTTGTATCTCTGGTTTTGTAGATTTTGTATTTTCATATTCTTTTATAAATAATGATGCGTATTTCCAAAAATCTTCATAACTATATATCTTACAATAATCTTTTATAATTTTTATTATATTATTAATCATAGACATATTAATAGATGAATCATCATCTGATGTATTTAATTTCTCATATGATTTATTTGTAAAATCTATTAATTTAATGTCCTTTTCATTAATTGTATATTCTGGTATACTCGTTTGTATATATATAATCGTTACAATATATAAATATATTAACTGATTAGAATATATAAGATATTTTTGTGTGTTTAATATAATTGATTTTAATTTAGTTTTTGTTAAATTTTGTTTATTTGCTTCGACTATTATAGGATGATTTGTTGTGCTCACTAAATCATTATTATATCTCTTATTAGCAAATTCATCATTTTTAATTAATTGATAATTTGAAAATATCTCATATATATCTTTATCATTTAATTCAACACTTAATGATCTAGATATTTGTTTTATTCTCTCTACTATTTCTAATTCAACATTTGATAATTTATCTAATATATCTAATTCATCGTTTTCTATTTCTTCATTAACTATAATACCTACATCATCAAATTCATTTACAACTGAAAATTTTTCCTCACTTATATATTCACCACAATTTTTACAATATATTATTCCATCTGTTGGTTCCGTTCCATATAAATTTATTAGTGAACTATAAATATCTTTATCATAATGCATTCGACTAGATAAAACATGATGTTTACATATATCTCTTTCATTATTATGTTTGGTATATAACCAATTATCATTTATTTTACTTTTAGTGAATTTCTCTATATATTGATTCAAATAATAATTCCTTATGTTAATATCTGTTTGTTTAAATATATATTCTTTTATAAGTAATAATCTTTCATCTATATCTATTTTTTTAATTTCATATTTTATTGGTATGAACTTATTCGCAGATTTATTTATATCTTGAATAGAATATTTAATTAAATTATTTATATATTTAATATCCTCAACTGTAAAATCTTCTATCTTAATATCATATATAAATAATAATCTTTCTATATCATTATAATTATAGATTGGTATATTAATTGTTTCTAATATATCTTTTATACTTGGTAATTTTTCTAAACTATCTACAAATAACTCTTTATTATATATTTTATTTGTTAAATTATATACATTTATATTATTTAGATCGAAATCTTGATTTTCCATATTTTTAAATATTATATTCTCATAATTATCTGATATATATTTCCCAAATGGTAAATTTGTATATCTTGTTTTATTATATATAATTTTTTCTTTCAATGATAATGATCTATTGTTCATTTTTATATTGTCATAATAGTTTGCTACTTTTAATGGTAATGTAATAAATGAAATCATATTCATTGATCTCTTTGGTATAATATTCATCATTATTCTTTGTTTATCTACATTCGTAGACATATCAATTGGATTTATTGTTTTTCTATCATCTATATAATATAATCCATTATTTCCAATACATCCTTCATTCATACAATCTGTAAAATAACGACCACTATGATTTATAACATATCCCGAATTATTTGTTTCTTCACTTTTATATGCTTCATAATTATCATTCATTATTATGCTTAAAAATTTTTTATAATTCACACCTTCTGTTAAACGTTCTATATCTGTTAAATCTTTATATAATTCTTCATCTGTATATATTTTTGGTTTTATGTCAAAAACAGGTATCATCCAGTTTGATAATTCATTTTTATTTATTATATTCTTTGTTTTATAATCATATTTAGTTTTATTTATAATATTTAATAGTACATTTACATCTGATAATAATTCTTTTAAATGTGTTGGATTATCTGTATTATATGATAATATTAGTTCACTCAATATAATTTCTCGTTTTTCCGTCTCCGTATATTCATAATTTTTATATGATGCATCATCCGTTTCTAATTCAATCTCTGGATATATATCTTGTTTTAAAACACTATTTGTTACCTCATCAAATTCTGATGTATCAAATTCTATAATTTTCTCAATATCTAATATCTCATATTTCTTTGTTTTTAGAATAATCTTATTATTATCATCTATCTCTAATGTTATTTTTTTATTATCATTGTCATCTTCTATTGTTATCTTTTTTTCTATATCATTAATATCTATAACATGTCCTATAATATCATTCGTCCTAAAATATATTAAAAAAAGATCATCAATTGATATATTCTTATTATATGTATCATCCATATTATAATATATTATATTATAATATATTTTAATATATTATAATAGACTAAAAAATTACCTATATTTTTTAGTATTCATTATTCATTTATATTATATGAATAGATTTTAAGATAACTTATTTTTTAAATTTTATACTAATAATTTGAATTTTTTATATTTTTTTTATTTTACAGCATACCCGTTTGCTTTGACTCGTAACACTTCGCTAATTAGCAAGGTTGGTTGCGTAAAAAAACACGGGTAGGTTCTCAGAGACGCTTAGGAGATTGCGAGAAGAGAGCCACGGGACGAGGATTATAAGTTCCAGAGAGGAGATGAGTGATCTCTGTAATGAACCACTTGATGGGTACGATGACTTTCCAGAGGAAGCGATGATGATACAGGAGCAGGCATGGCAGATCATGTTTAAGATCCCGGAAGATCTCGGGGATCTCAGGAAGAAGATGATGTTCTACATGAAGCTACAAGATAGTCTTACGGAAAGAATGTTGAGGGATCTGAAACTGGATAAAAACACGGAACTCGAGGACGAGAACAAGAAACTCCAGGAGGAGAACGCGAAACTCCAGGAGGAGAACGAGAAACTCCAGAAAGAGAACAATAGGCTCCAGAAATTCCGTCGCAAAGAGGCGGCGGAACAAAAGGACCTAGATTATCATCGGGACCGCTTGGGACTTAGTATGGACTCGACGCGCGAACAAATCGTGAAGGCAAACAGAATACATCACGAGCAACGATTACGTGAAATTGCGGAGTGTAAGGAGCGAAAAAAGACGGCGAAGAATCAGTGGCATGCTGAGCGTGCTATAGCTACGGCGAATGGGGTAGAATTTGAGACGTGGAAAGAGAGGGCGTCGAATCTTGGAATAGATAAGTGGCTTAGTAAGCCAGTGATAAGACCCGACCGCTGTTCCGATGGTAATCTCATGATCTATCTAATGGTGAAAGACTTACCATGATCTACTTGATCCTTAAATCCCACAACGTGAATAAGCAAACACGATAAACATAAGCTAAAAGGTACACCTTCCACGTGTATTTTTTTTAATATTCATTATTCATTATTTTTTTTAATATTGGTCTACTAATTATTATATCATGATCCATTTTTAATTTTTTAATACAATCACCAATATTTAAATCATAATGATTTTTATATGTTTTAATTATATTTACTTTATTGTCATCGTATTTTTTTTTTGTTTTTTTAGATTCTGATGTTTCATATTGTAACTGAACACCATAGGATGTTTGAACATATCCCGTAATATTTAATTTACCATATGTTATTGAATCGTGACATTTTTTACATAATTGAACTAAATTATGTTTATTATTTTTATGAAAATGATCAATCATATTATTATCATTTGCAGATTGTTGTTCTTTTATATGATGTGTTTCTTTTGCTGGTTTACCACATATTTTACATTCATCCATTATTATATCATTATTGTAATTTGATTTTTTAACATACTTATCTTGTAATTTTTTTTGAACTGAATATGCAATATCTATAAATTCTTTAGATATTCCCATTGCTTCACATACATTTAGTCCATATATAGATGGACCAGATCCAGAAGATAACTTTCTATCGTATATTATTTTTCCTCCAATATTTTTAATTTTTAAATGATATATTGATAAATTTTCAATATTATTTACTATATCAATATCATTTAATTGATGTAAATGTGTTGTAATCATATATGATACATTTTTTTTTGATAACATATTTAATCCTGCAGAAACTATTGATAATGCTGATATTGTTTCTGTTCCTGAACATAATTCATCTCCTAATACTAATGATTTGTTATCTGATCTCTTTTCAATCGTTCTTAATTCCTCCATTTCTATAGCAAATGATGATTGAGATCTAAATATATTATCATTATTTAATATTCTTGTAAATATTTGTGTATATATTGAATATTTAAAACTGTCAGCAGCAACATATAATCCAGCTTGAGCCATAATTAAATTCAATCCTATCGATTTCATTAATGTAGATTTACCACACGCATTTGTCCCATATAATAGCATCCCTGATTTACTTTTCCCTATATATAGATCATTTTTTACATATTCTGTTTCTTTATTAATCTTTTCAACTATTGGGTGTCTAATACCTTTAACATCAATATGACTCACATCTTCTATTAATTCCGGTTTAACATATTTATTGTCTATCGATATCTTTGCTCCTGTTGTTAAAAAATCAATATTCGCAATATAACTATTTATATATTTAAGTGATTCCTTATATATTCTATAATTCGTCTCAATAAATTCATTATATAAATATTCTATTCGTTTTAATAAGTTATCTTGTAATTCTATTAATTCTGATGATATCTTTTTTATAATTGGCGTCTCAATCATCATATTGCTATTATCTTTTTTCTTAAATATAATATCTTGTGTATTAATTTTAGCTAGTACATTATTATTACTATCTCTTATATGTATATTCGTATTCCCCATATTTTTAATTTTCTGTTTTAATTTTGAACATCTTGTATTTGTTAAATATATATATAATGAATTATCTTTATCTGTACTATATTTTACAAAACTATTAGAATTATGTTCTATAATATTAGAAAATCTATAACATAATCTTTCTATTAATACTATATATTCATCATTTTTAATACTTATTTCATCTAATTTTTTATCATACCCATTTTTAAATATAGATTTTTCTAATGATTTTGATGTATTTACTATATTTGAAAAGTCAAATGATTTATCTAATTTATTATAATATTCTTTATACTTATCATACAACTCCGTATTAATATTTAATAATTTTTTTTCTAATATATATCCGATTGATTTATTCACAAATTCATATGATAAATAACTAGAATATAATTCATTTGGTGTTAATTTATTTATACTCATTAAACGTAATGTTTTCTCTATATCTGATATATATCTTAAATATTCTCTTATATTGTCATAATGTTTATTCTCTATTAATGATTGTATCATATCATATCTTTCTTGTATAATATTATTATCAACTGATGGATAAAGTAATCTATTTTTCATAATCCTAGATCCCATTGAAGTTACACATTTATTACAAATTTCTAATAAAGATTCATTTTTTCCATGATAGTATGAATAATTATTAATAATATTAAGCTGTCTTATTGAATTCGAATTAAGTACTAAATAGTTTTTTGGAATATATTCTATCGGATGATTAATATTTTTTAATATATCAGGCTGATGATCTTTAATGTATTCTAATAAATAAATATATGAATTTAATAATTCTTTCTTATATGATAAATCAAAATAATCAATTGGTTCTATCATTATGTTTAATTTAAATATTTTATCTAATAATTCATTTTGATATGATATTGATTTATATATATTGTCATCATAATGATTTATTCTAATTGTAATATCTGATATATCCCATTGATTCATTACTATTTCATCTGTTAAATTATAATTTTCTGTGTGAAAAATTAATTCACTAGGATTATAAAAATGAATTAGTCTTGTTATTTCATCCATCCAGTATTTTTCCTCATTATTATGTATATAATGTATATAATTCTCACCCGTTGATATATCTATTGATGATACTCCAACTATGTGAAATTCCTTATTACATCTTGTATATTTTTCAATATATATAGATAACATGTAATTAGAATCCTCTTGATGTTTAATATTCGTACCAGGTGATAGTATATTTGTTACTTCTCTCTTTATAAATGGTTTTTCTGTTATTTGATCTACAAATACTATCGTATAATTCTTATTTAATAATAATGGTACATATTTATCATATGATATTATAGGAAATCCTCCCTGATAATAATCTTTGTAATTATCTTTATCTTTGTATTTTTTCTTAGCAACTGCCATATTAAGAACTGTATTACACAAATAATGTATATTCGGTTCACCATAAGATATCTTATCATCAACATAACATAGTTCATAAAAAGATCCTAATTGCATTAATATTACAGTATTATCACCATATTTTTTTTTATATTTTTTTACGTAATGATCATATTCTAATAATATGTGTTGTTTTTCCATATTTATATATATTTATATATACTATATTTTAAGTGTCAATATATTTTTAATTTTCTTGTATATTGTATATAGTAATTATGTTATTCGATCTAAATACACAGGTTAATAATTATAAAATAATTAATGATTTTATTGAAATTATAAAAAAAGATATTGATAATTATGATAAACTCTTCGCAATAAATAAAGGTGATAGAAAACAAGGTGATAAAAAACAAGATAATATAAAACAAGATAATATAAAACAAGATAATATAAAACAAGATAATATAAAACAAGATGATATAAAACAAGATGATAAAAAACAAGATAATATAAAACAAGATAATATAAAACAAGATAATAGAAAACAAGATGATAGAAAACAAGATAATATAAAACAAGATAATATAAAACAAGATGATATAAAACAAGATGATAAAAAACAAGATGATAGAAAACAAGATGAATTATTAGATTTAATATCTGATAGAAAACGCATTGATTTAAAGTTTAATAATTGTGATAATAATTATTTATTGATTATTGAAGATAAAGAATTATTATTTTCATATCCACCAATTGAAAAATTTTTATATGATATATCACCATCATATAAATATATAAAAACAAGTGATGGTAATAATAAAAATAAGTGTGTCTGTTATGCTACATTGACTATTCCAACTACTTTGAATAATGGCCCCATTAAAATTAACAATAGTTACTATTCTGATAATGAACTTAATAATTTTAAAAAATCTTTTTTAGATATTAAATGTAATAACTTACTTAATTTAACAGATATGCTATTATATACCGGTATAATAAATGATGACTGGTATATTCCAATTAATAATCTATATAGTAATAAGGTGGTTGTTAAAGAAAATATATATAATAATAATATAATTATATCAGAATATTGTATTCAATTATTTCAAAATAATAGAAAAAATATAAGTTTTTTTACACCAAATCTATATTATGAAAATAATAAAATAAAAATTGATATTCAATATAGTGAAAAGAATCAAAAAGATATGGATTATTTAATATATACAACATATCTTGGGAAAAAGTATGCCGATGATAAATATAATCTATCATACACTGATAATAAAAGTAATAATAATTATCTTATTAAAGATGATGGAGAATATAATAATATAAAATGTATATATAACAATAATGTTGTATTATTAGACACTATTGTTAAACGGGGTAATGTTGATAATTTTTTAAATGATACATGTAAATCAGTTAAATTAATGATGATTAAAAGAGCAAATAAATTAACAGAGGTTTTAAATAATTTTAGAATTGGAAATATAATTGGATATGAATTATTACATTTAATATGTAGTTATACTCTTTGTTATCTAATAATTGATAAAGTAGAATTACTAAAAATAAATGATTTATATACATTCAATAAATTTGATGAAGAGATTGAACCTATAAAAAAATATAAAGATGTGTTTAATAAAAGACTTCAGAAAAAATTACAAGTTAGATTAACGGGTGGTAATAAAAATAATAAAAATAAAAACAATAATAAGTTTGCGTATTATAAAAATAATATGGACAATGAGTATATAGCATTTGTAAATGAATTTTATAGTATAATAAATAGAAATTCTATTATAATTAAAAATATTCTAAATAAAAATATTCAATAATATATATATATATATATTATTAATGGGAAGTGATCAATCAAGAACTGGTTGCGATAAAGCATGTGAAACACCTTTATCAAAAGTATTAGATAAACATGTTAATAGAACCTCTAATTCTTTTTTTGTAAATAATGATAGAGATTTAACTATAAAGGAAAAAAATGTACAAGATATTACAATTAGTTGTCCCGATGATAGTGAATTTAAAAATTCAGATAGATATATAGAATCAGATAAAATATGGGCACCTGTTGCGGCACAAATAGGAGTAGCTGGGGGAAAATATAATGAATGTAGAACACCAGCTTTTTGTGATGATGTTAATATTACTGCTAATATAGATTCATCACAAAAAGTTCAGATGACCGATTTAACTGAGTATAGTCCGGAGGCAGCAGCATCTGATAATACTAATATTGCTTCCGTTGTAAGTAATTCAACACAATTTTTAGATCAAAGTACATTCGGTAATTCTGAAGGTATTAAAAATTTACAGCAAATGTCTAATATTGACTTAGAAGGACAAAATATAAATGAACAGAATGCATCAATAATTAATAAAATTTTAATGGATACCAGTATTGATAATGAACAAAAGGTAGAACTAAAAACGGATAGTATTGGTGTATTACATAAAATAAATGATTCATGCGCACCACCAGCTAAAATTAATCTAAATACTGTATCTAATCAAAATATTAGATTAATGACATCTGCTGGAAGTAAAGCAGCGATGGAATCAATTAATTCAATAGGAGTAACAACCGACACTGATAATAAAGCAGATGTAGAACATCATAATGTTGATACAAATGCCATTGTAGATAGAGTAGGTGATACAGTAGATAATACAGTAAATACTATAGGAAGTGTTGCTAATAATGTTGTAGATACAGGTCGAACATGGATTTATGGGGTGGTAGCTATTATTATTTGTATAGTTGTTGCAGTAATTTTCTTTTTTAGACGACGATCTGGAAATACACAAGTGGTAGAATCGGATGAGAATCCAGCGTACGGTACGCGGGGTACGCCTGGACTCGCTGGTGGTGGTAAAATTTTAAATTGTATGAATAGTTTTAAATTAACTGATGAACAATTAATTATGTCGGTCATTATTATTTTATTATCATATAATATATATAGGTAATGCCTGCCTCATTTTTTGATTGTTGTTTAAATAGTAATAAGCAGGATGGATGTGAAAATTTATCTGGTAATTATTCATTAGAATTTACAAATAATAATTATGAATATGGTACTAATTGTTCATCTTTATTTAATGATGCTTATATAACATCATATAAGTCAGATCATAGTAATCTATTAACTGGAGAAAACAACTATGGATATGATAGATACTTAAGTGATTATATAGAAAATTATAATTTAGCTAAAAATTGGGGTTATCCTATAAAATTTAATAGTGTATTTTATGCTCTTCATAGTACAAATGAACAACTATCATCCGATGGAAATAATAAAAATTATCATGTTAGTAGTCATAGTAGTGATAATTTAAAAAATATAGATAAAATATATAGTGACAGTAATTATAAACTAGATTATTTTGTAAAACATAATTTAAATAATGTAGAACATAATTTAGAAGAAATGTGTTCTACACAACCATATAGATATTGGAAAAATAATTCATTATCAGCATCTTTATGTAATATAAATGAGATGAATGAAATAAATTTCAATGGTTCAGATGTAGAAAATGGTTCTGACTTATGTATGTATAAAATAAATTCAGATGGTTCTATAAATAATAATGAAATTGAAACTAACTCATCAGATTGTGAAAATAAATATTTAGAATGGACAACAGATAAGTTTAGTGATTTAAATGTTGATCCATCTAAAAATATACCATATTATCCTTCTTTTACTAAATATGTAAAATGTAGATATGATAATGGTTCTTGTACTATGAGTAAAAGAGTAGTTAGTGCTTCACTAGTTAATGAATGTTTAGAATATACAGGATGTACTAAAGATAATTTTAATTCTTATAAATGCGACAATGATGATATTTCTTCAATTGAAAAATACACACTGGATTTTTTTACAACTAAAGGTTATAATCGTCAATATTCAAATTTATGTTCCTGTGCTTATGATAATTCAGATTATTATAAGATAATGTATGATGATTATTATTCATTCATTTGTAAATCATATGGTGTTGACGATGTAAATATAGGAAAATGTATAAATGCTTTTAAAGATAATGATGTTAAAAAAAGAAGTAATCATGAAATATGTCAATCTCTTGTTTCTCCATGTAGTAATGCGACTATAAAAAACTATGATGATTGCGCTAAAAAAGATAACGATCAATATATACAAATATGTTCTCAACGAATATCACAATTTGGTGATGGTACTATTAATGCTAATACAAGTATTGATTGTAATCAAAAAATAACAGATTTAAATAATAATGCGGGAAATGCATCGTTTCTTTCATCCTCCAATAGCACTAATCTAACTCCAAGTCCAAAACAAACCAATATCACAACTGTTCCATCCAATACAACTGTCCCACCTACTAAACCAGATGATACAACTGTCCCATCTACTAAAACAGAGGATAATACATCTTATATAATTGGTTTTATTCTATTTTGTTTAGTTTGTTTAGGTTCATATATTGCTTATCAATCTTATTATAAAAAAAAAGAATTATCACAATCCCCCAGATCTTTATATGATGATCCTTATCTTGAAGAACAAGTTGTATAAAAACAATTAACATTATATAAACCACATAATATCTATATTAATTTTAATTTGAAATTAAATTTTTTTAACTATTTTAAATATAATGTGTATCCCATTGAAGTACTTGAATAATCCAAACTTGGACAGGTTGTTTGATTATCATACCGCTAAAGTGGGGGTTCAGTATTGCGTTTTACAACCCAAAGAAAAAATTAATACTTAAGTATGGTTCTAGTAGACCATGTGGAAGAAATCATTGTCAGAGATCAATTCATGTAGAAGAAATTGCTGTCAATTACTGTAGAATTAATGATAAGAGAAATAATTATAAAATATATATATGGAGATTCAATTCACAAGGAGAAGTAAAGCCCGCATATTGTTGCCACAGATGTACTAAAATTATAAATAAATATAATTATAATAATAAAATTTACACATTTACCGAAGATGGTATTAGATCATCTATTATAGATAATCCTAAAGTTTCATTAGGATATAAATTAAATGAGTGGGGTATTAAGTAATTTATATTTTTTAATTTTAGATTTTTTATTTTTTTTTTAATATAGTTATATTAATATATACAATGCGATTAAATGATAGGATATTAAAAACAATTATGTTTTGTATATTTATTTCATATACAATATATTGTACGAAATCTAATATTATGTTTGATGATAATTACAATTTTAAAAAATTTGGGTTAACTAAAAAAGAAACTATTTATCCATTCTGGTTAGTTATAATTGTATTTTCTTTTATTTTTTACTCATGTTGTTTATTATCTAGTGAAAATTATATATAATATAATATATGAATCAAGAATATCTTCAGTCAATATATAATTATTTTAATGAAAAACATTCAAATAAAAAATGTAAATCTTGTAAAAATGATAAAATTTTTACAGAATCAAATAATAAAATTATATTCAGTTGTGGTGAAAATGATTCAAAACTTTGTGGAATTCAATTAGATATTGATATTCCAGAATATGTAAATATAAATGATGTAAATGTTATGAAAAAATTAATTAATGAAAAAATAAATTATACTGTTTTATCTAACTATATTGATGTTCCAATTGAAGATAATTCTGATGAGATTGATTATATTAATAAAATAAATAAACTTTATGATAAAAACAATAATATAATAGATAAAAATGAATTATATAATGATATTATTCGTAAAAGAAAAAGATTATATTCTGAATTAGATACAAGTGATCCCAAATCTTATGTTAAAAATATGAAAGAAATTAATGTTTTATATAGAGAAATTCTTGATATTATAAATAATATTTCTGATATATTAATAGTAGATAAACCAATTATTAATAAGAATAATACAAATAAATCAAAACGAACTAGTGCTATAAAATTAAAAGTAAAATGGACTAAAAATAATAAAACAATGTATGGTATTGTAGAACATATAATAAAAAATAAATTTGTTGTAAACTCAAATGACAAACAATATGTATTAAAAAAAGATAATTTAGAAATAATATCTGATAGTGAATATGAAAATATGACAAGGAATGATGTTATTAATATTGGAGATAGAGTATCTTGGTTGAATAAATCAAACATTAAAATTAGTGGTAATGTTATAGATATAAACAAAAATAATGCTATAATAGAAGATGATAATAAAGATAACTATGTTATATCGACTGATTCATTAACTAAATAAAATAATTGTATTATTTATAAAAGAAATATTTAATATTATTTTTACTTTTACAATATTTTATAGATATATCAACATCAAATTGTAATTCAATAATAGGTGAGATTTTATTTTTAATTATTACATTGATTCATTGGAAGACTAATAATAATAAATGTCCAAATATAGAATATTTAATTTTAATGATACTGGCTATATACGATATTTATAACATTTTTAAATAATATATTTGTTTCTAATATTAAATGTATTATATTGTTTACAATTATTAATACATTCTATATAATCATCAATATAATTTGCCTGACATAAATTATAACATTTTTTTAATTGTATATCATCGCTAATCCATTCATTATCATCCATATTCTCTTCCATTTTTTTATTCATCACCTCTGTTATTTTTCTTGTCTGATTTTTAGTTATCACAAATGGATTATATATATAAGTATTTTCTTTTTTATTTTCCCTAGATCTGTTTCTACATAATAAATATAGTAATAAGAGTATTATTACTATACAATAAACAATATGTTGATAGTTCATATATTTAACTTATAAAAAAAATAAATATGTTCTTTATTTAGATATATATAATGGAAATATTTATTACTATTTAGATATTAATTTATAACTAAATATAAACATATTATATATTATTTAACATTTTTTTATACGATTATGGTTGTATACACAACCTAAATTATATTTTAATATTATAAATTAAACGTATTTTGAATATTTATAATTCTATTATATGAATATTTTAATATATCATCATTTCTAGAAACTTTCAAAACATGATAATTATATTTATGATATTTTTCAATAAAAGTTTTTTTATCATTTTCATTATCAAATTTATCTTCTGCTATCATATTTAATAAATTTTTATTTTGAATATTAATTATTTTTGTTAATTTATCCATTATTATAATTAATTATAATTTCAATAATATCAAATTTATTATATTATTTAAATATTCAATATATAAGATTCCCAATTATACCTTTTCAATATATGACATTTATTAAATTCATCCGGATAATTTAATTTTTTTAATTTTTTAATTTTTCTTTTAGTTAAATGAAAACTAGATTCTGGTAGTACTAATTGTAATTGTTTATATGGTGTAATTTTTTCAATATTTTTTTCTATTTCTAAATCATTGATTTTTTCCATATAATTATATAGATCTATAAGACTAGGACCAACAGGATAATTATATGACCATGTCCAATTAATACAATCATTAAAATAATAATTAGCTGTCCAAATATATGACTCTAAGTAATTTTTACACATATTATTTATCATTTTTTCATTATTAATTTCAAAATAACTATAGTATTTATTTTTCCAATTAGATATATTCTTAAATATCTCTATTTCTATATCCCTATTAATAATTGGCTCATTTAATTCTTTCTCAGAATATGTTAACACATAGTTTAATATCTTTTTTTGTTGTACATCTCTTATTTTCATAATCTTTTCTAATCTTTCATCCTCTTTGATACATAGTTCATTTATAAATTCTTTAAAGTATCTTAAATTAATATAATTCTTCTCATATCTATTTATTATATAAAACATATTTCCATATTTATTTTTTAATTTATTATATGCTTCTAAAAGTATATCTAATCCATTATATCTTATATTAATAGATGGTGTATTTTTTATAAAATCATTACCAATAAAAAAACAAATAAATACATAATCTTCAGGAGATATCTTAATTGATTTTTTAAGAATACCTATATCTAAATATATATATTCATCTTCTACACATTCAATATTATATTCTGTTCTTTCTCTTAATAAAGATATCTTATATTTATTTATTAATGATAACATAATTAAATCTGCGTCTAATCCATATATTACATTATTATTAAGTGAATTATTTTTTATATGATGAAATATTTTTTGTTCACCTTCACCGGGTATAGTTGATAAATTCAACTCTATATTATTTTTTGTAAAATGTTTAGTTATAAATTTATCTAATTTATTCATAAATTTTGTTCCAGGTGTTATAGCATTTGTATCCCATTTTTTATTTTGTTTAACTGATTGAAATCTTCTTTGTCTCTGTTGTTTTATTTTCGGCATAGGACATGGACCATCTATCGCTATATATATTCTTTTTGGTTTAACTAAATCTATTATATCATTTATTTTTTCATATATATTATTTAACATGACTTCTTCATCTGTTTCATTAGCACAACATGGATGTATTAAACAATTTAAATCAAATAATAAATTATCTACTATTTGTGGTTTATTTATACATTGTTTGTTATTTTCTATTATTGTTTTAAAGTATACAGGTATACCCATTATAATATATATATATATATCTAATTCTTTAGATAAAAAATTTTTTTGTTTATAATGATACCATTCAATCCAGTTTTCGTTCGATTGCTCGAAGTTCTTTTTTCAAAGACTCTGTTCTGAACTCCAGTATCATGATGCGCAACTTACCCTCTTCAGTGATCTTGCCTAATGCTTTCTCAACTTTAAGGGCAAACAACTCATCTACAAGGTTGTTCAATTCACCTTGTAGTACTTGCTTAAGTCGCTTGTACTTTTGTCTTCTTCGACTCTCCGTGACTGTAACCTTTACTATATTCGAATAAACCCGAATACGACGACAGCCAATATCCTTCGAAGCAGGACAATTCCTCCCGCACCTGCAGCGTTCCCACTTGAAACGCTCAACTACTGTTGTTTCTTGTTTTGGAACGGATTTGTGACCTCCACCTCGCGGTGGCGCATTTCGGCTCGTTAAACCATGCCTTTCGGATTGCTATTTTACACCTATCAAGTACCTTTTGAGTAAATGACTTTAGAGGGATTGCCTCTTGGGGTAGCGTATACATAGACCTATACTAAAGCTTTTAACTTTATAACCCATAACATCGCAGAGTTCGACCACAAATGCCTTTCCAGAACACTCGTGACGCAGTTTCGATGTTTTGTCGTGCTGATGATCCCTACCACCCATGGCTGTCAAACCCGAATAGCACCGTTCACAAACAGTCGCCGACAAAAGAAAAAAATTATTAAAATTTCAAATTACATATAATAATTAAAAAAGAAACTTTTTTTTACGTTTTGTCTTGTATAATTGTTCCTCTTTTTTTTTGTTTTTTTTACTTTTTTTGTTTAGTAAATATACAAAATTTGATCATATCCGTCGCTGGTACAAATTCGCCACCTCCTAGTCGTATTCTGATTAGAATTCAAGTAGGTAATTACAAAGATCGTATCCTCGTAAGTAATTATTCCACGACTAACCATTTCCGGACTTATGCCATAGCATTCATCGCTAGATCGGCCATTCCAAATGTAATGAATACACAACCTGTAATCACTACAATTGCGGAATCGAATCACTACTTGCCTATGATTTGGGCGCGGGGTCCATGATACTGTATGTACAGTAACTATCGAATGACCCTGAACCGTCTGTGATATACCCAAATATTCTTCCCTTGGATTAACTTCCTCTCCAAGAATCGTTTCCCAAGTCAACTCCGCACGACACATGGGACATCCTCGATTCCCAATTGTGTTCATCACATGGCTTTGTAAGCATTCCGTGCAAAATACATGACCACATGGCGTCTTGATGACATCACGCTCTCCCTCAGGACAAGCATCAGCCAAGCAGATTGGACATTCGGGAATGGATGGCCTAGTCTTCTTGACAGTATACCACCACTTAATAATCCCAATAGCGCAAACCGCGCGCCTAAACATACTCCGGTTGTGAACCCGCCGCTTGTTCTTCCTGCGAACAAGTTCTCCCCTGTAAATGGACTGAACACGAATCACATTCTTCACGTATATCGCCTTCCGCTCCTTCATATAGCTCGTTGGCGTAACAACGTGACGTCGGATATCCTCCAACACTTCGCGAATGTTCTCGAACTCGTTCTTGATCGTAATGATCTTGTTCTTGTAGATGTAGTTGCCGAGCTGCTTCACTCGGTACCGCATCACACTCTTGTACACAATCTCGTACTCTCCGCACTTGGTATGGTGCTTACTCAGACCTACCGTAAAGTTACGGACCCAATAAACCCGCCCAATCATCTTCTTTGAACGCACTGCATCACAGTCTCGAATGGACGAACGAATCCGATTTGAGCCGTTCTCAAATGGAATAATAGTAGTTCTATTCAAGTGGCTGTATTCGGGTCCGTTTACAATCGCGTTGTATATCACGGTCATCGCACGGGCGGGTGTGTTAAACCTCTTCCAATCGATGAGATTGGGAGTGTTAAATCGCTTCCAATCGATGCGATTCGGGATAATCACCTCCATCTCTTGTGCTTGTGGACGAAACTCCACCGCACAAGGATTCAACTTGTGTGGTACAAATACCACCGCACATGGGTTCATCGCGTTAAAACTTCTGAATGCTACTTCACTTAACGATTGCTATTTTGTTGTGTACAAAAAAACAAACAACAAATTTCAAATTATTAGTAATTCTTTATTTTAAATCATACAATTACTATTATCTGATGGTTTAATTAAAGTAACTTTTTTATGCTTATACTTTTTTTGTTCACATTTTTGTATTAAATCATCATATCCATTTTCTTTATAATAATCAATATCTTTCCAAAAATCAATTAATTTACACATAGCTTCATTCCACCACTGACTATCTCTAGTAACTAACGTACATTCATACCGTTCAATATACCACCACTTAGCTTCAACAAATATTAAATTATTATTTTCGATCCATTCTTTCTTTTCTTCAAGCCAATTACAATAATCATTATTTGACATATATAAATCTGGATATATATAACTTAACTTATCTGTAAATAATTCTTTATAAGTTACTGTAATTCCTTTTGGAAAATTATTTTCCGTTTGTCCGGGTAATTCATTTGTATCATTACAATAATCTTCATAAGTATCATATTCATTTATTTTAACTTGAAGAAAATCACATTCATCTAGATCACAGCACTCAAGTTGTCCCTGCATCTGAATCCAATAATGTTTTGGAACAGTTTTTGTAAATTTTCTTTTTGGTGGACATTTAATTTCTAGCATTCTACCTGTCAAATCAATTGAACCAAAATCACATATTCCATCTGGAGATGCTCCAAATATTGGAAACTTTGGATGAGGAATCATTCCAAATTCTTTAACTTTAATATTATTCATAGATTCATAAAATTTTGTAGCAATTTCTTCATATTTTACACCCCATTCAGTTATAGGATTGAATTCTAGTGGTTTTTGTATATCTTCTATTTTTTCTAATAATAATTCATCTCTAGATTTGTAATGACACTCACCTAATACAGATGCTAGACTACTAGCAGTAATTACTGTTTTTCTAATAGCATACCATTCTTGAGATCTTTGTTCTGGTAATTTTAATTCTAATAAATTTTTTAATTTATTTGTTCTATTATTATAATTTTTAATTTTAACTATTATAGAATCAAAATATTTATCAACATTACTTTTAATACAATATTCATGTGACTTATTTACCAAATAATTATTAGAATTATGTATGTTTTTATAAATATCTATAATATTATTATATGTCTGATTCTTTACAACATTTAAATAGTTTATATCATCTATATATAAACTAATAGTATCAATTAAATTTGTATCAATATACTCTTTAATATTATTATAATAATCACTCATTGAATTTATAAATATATTATATTTAATATATTTTCAAATTTTTAAATAAATAATATAAACATTATAATATAAAAATGTTTATGAATACCGTGAATGAATTCAATAAAGATGATCTAGATACATTTAAAAAAAACGTAAAAGAATGGCTAGAATTAGATAATATCATTAAAGAACATGAAAAAAGAATTAGAGATTTAAAAAAAAAAAGAAATAAAGAATTAGAACCTGTAATAACTGAATTTATGACAAAAAATAATATAACGGATCTTAATACTAATAACGGCAAAATTAAGTGCGCAGAAAGAAATACAAAAAAAGGATTCAATAAAACTAATATTAGAACTAATTTATCAAAATATATAAATGATGAAATAATATTAGATAGCGCAATAAATGAAATTGTTAATAATAGAGAAATTGTAACAAGTTACAAACTAAAAGTTATGAAATCATAAACATGTTAAGATATTATAAATATTTTAATTTAAATATATAAATGTCTTTGTATGATTTATATTTTTCAAAAAAAAATAATGAACATATGTATAAATTACTATATAATATAACAGAATATAAATTAAATAATAATGTATTTGATGAGATATTTATAAAAACATTTGATAATACTAAAGTTGACAATTTATTAGATTTAAATAAAGAATTATTTGAAAATATATGTAATTATTACAGTGTTACTCAACTAAAAAGTGAAGATGAAAATATGGTAAATTATAAAAATGAAGATTCTAAAAAAATTATATTAAATGATGGTTATATTTCATCTAACAAAAAAATAAGTGGTAATAGATTTTCATATGTAATTGAAAATAAATATAATATTAAAAAAATTAAAAAAATAATATTACCTATAGAGAACAATGATATTTTTGTTAATAATACAATTAAATTATTAATACCAGAATTAGGAGTTAATACATTATGTTATTGCCATTCTATAAATAAAGTGAAAAATCATGATTATGGTACTTTTATTCCTGAAAATAGTGATGTATTTAAGAATGGGGATAAAATTAATGTATCAATAATGAGTGTTATGGGTAATGATGAATATAGTGATATTATTAAAATAGATACTGAAAAAAATGATGATACAGAAATAAATGAATATACTTCAAATAATATTGATGACACATTCGTTGGAGATATTTTAATATCTAATAAAAATAATAAATATATTGTTAAAAGTATTAATAATAATATTATATCATTTAATAAAAAAATAATTAATAGCGATGAAAATGAATTTATAAATATTAATTTACAAAATATAATAGTATTTAGTTATTCTGATACTTTTTGATCCAATAATATTTTATCTCCCAATACATTTTTTATATTATCAATTACTTCTTTATAATTTTTTTCTACATCAAGTGATTGAGAAACAATATAATTTTTATATTTATCATTATCCGTGTCTAGTATTTCCATTTCTTTATTTCCTTGATTACCAAAATTATAAAAATCTGATGGTAATAAAGATCTACCTGGAAATAAACTTTCTACTATTTCATGCGAACTTGGGCAGGTTGGGCATATTGTAGTTGGGCATTGGGGTGGGTCTGGACATTTAGGACATTCCGGTATAGATGGACAATTACATCTTAAATCATTTATTTTATTATCTTTTGATCTTTTAACATTTTCTAATTCAGTATTTAAATTATTTATATAATTATCCTTATTAATAAATGTATAAACACAGTATGCTGATGATAATATAATTAATATGATTAGTATTATACTCTCATAATCATAATCATTATTAGAATTAATTATTCTATCGTTTGGGATTTGTGGTACAGGCATTTTTTGAACAAATGGTTTTTCTGGAGGACGGGGTATCTTATCTTTAGGAATTTTATACATATATATTAATAGTAATATTATTATTATAATTTATTATAAAAAAAGTTTCTAAATTTTTGAATATAATCATCATTTTTTATATTTTTTATATATTTCATAAAATTACCATTATTAATCATATATACTATAAAATGTAATGAGTATATTCCACATTCTGTGTTTTTTATTTGGTGTTTCATATCATTATAATAATAATTCATCTTCTTTTGTTTTCTTACCTTAGAAATAAACATATTAATATTTTTATTGGGTTTATCTCCAACTGAATCAAAATAATATATAGATGGATAACCACTATTTCTTCCTTTTAAATCGATATATATAGAAACCCAATGTTTTCCGGGTTTATCACTTTCATCTGTATTAAATACAATTGCTATTTTTTCTATTCCATTTCTAATTAATTCATCTATATTAATTTTACATAATTTATATATATTACATACATTCTTATTATAATAATCAGACGGCATGGCTCCGTAAAAATATAATTTGTTGTCTGTTTTTTGATATTGATTTAATACATTTTCTATATCTAATGTATTCAACCATTCATTTTTATTTTTATACCAGGATTTTGGCATCATTGGTTTAAACATATCTTTAAATTCTTCTAACTCTTTTTTACTTAAATTTCTAATAATATTATTAATAGTTATCCAACATGCTTCTTGTTTACAATTCGTAATATTTTTTATTTTTTTACTTATATTATCATATAGTATTTTGATATTTTTATTTTTTTTTATATTTAATATTTTAGCTAATTTATTTATTAATTTTATATTTAAGCACGAGTATATGTTATCAGAATGTTTTTTTGATATTGGTGAACATGAATCTTTATTATACATATTTAATAATTATTACATTTAAAATTTGAAATAATATAAAACTATACATATATAAAATTAATAAATATAATATGGATATTATTAATAATAAAGATACTATTGTTAATAACTTAAATAATATTGTAACCTCATATGTCGAATTAGATATTCAATATAATAAAGCAAAAAAAGATTTAGGAAATATTCAAGATCAAAATAATATTGTACTACATAATTTAAATAATAGTCTTGATGAAAAAGATTCTATTATTTCTAAATTAAATCGCGATAAAGTTGAATATGAAAATATTATTAATGGATTAAATGATAAAATAGAATTATTATTAAATGAAAAAGAATCAGAAAATAAACATTCTATACTTGTAAATCAAGCCAATCAATTAGAAGAAAAAGATAGAGTTATTGAACAACTCCAAAATAAATTATCAAAATATTTGGATAAAGTTAAATATGATGATTCTATTAAAATTTTTACTGATGGAGCATGTTCTAATAATGGAAATGAAAATGCTATGGCTGGTATTGGAGTATATTTTGGTGAAAATGATATTAGAAATGTTTCAGAAAGAATTGATGGTAGTCAAACGAATAATATAGCTGAATTAAGAGCCATTATTAAAGTTTTTGATATTTGTAAAAGTTTAATTGATTCAAATAAAAAAATAACTATATATACTGACTCAATGGTATCAATTCGGTGGTGTTCTTCTAGTGGTGAAAAATATAATAATTTAGAATGGAAGTCTGATATGGGCGAAGATAAGTTGATATACATTAAAACAGCATATGAATTATTTAAAAAATATAAAAATGTTACACTGGAATATGTTAAAGCTCATACAAATAATACAGATGAATTATCAATTGGGAATAGAATGGCCGATAAACTAGCAACTGATTCACTTAAACATGATGATACAAATGAAGATTTAAATGATAAATCTGATGATAAATCTGATGATAAATCTGATGATAAACATGATGATACAAATGAAGATTTAAATGATAAATCTGATGATAAATATGATGATAAATCTGATGATAAATCTGATGAAGATTTAAATGATATTATTAATGATAAAAATAAATTATCTATAGTAACTGTAAGTAATAATATCATTTCTGAAACAGTAATCGATAATGATAATAAAGAAATATCTAATAATTCTAAACAAGATTTATCAGATGATGATGATGAAGTGTGGATAAAAGTAAAACATAAAAAAAATTCTTACTTTATTGTAAAAAATGAATCACCACAATACATATATTCAATTATGGATAATAATAAGAAAGGTAATAAGATTGGATATAGAGAAATGAATATTGTTAATGGAAAAAAGAAATATAAATATACTTTCTATTAACACTTATATTTGTAAATAAATATTCCAATTATTATTAATATCAATCCTAATAATATTATATTTATATATTGATCATATATATTTTTTTTTAAATACATATCTTTATAATTTTCTATAAATGTATTAAATTCTATTTTTTCTTTATTCAATAAATGATTAACATTATTATGAAGATTATATAACCAGTATGTTAATGTTTCTTTATTATGTAAAACTTCATAAGTTAAAGGATTTTTTAATAAATAATCATTATAATGATTTGAACATTCGTTACATGGTAATAAATATCCCAATGAATCAAAAAATATTTTATACATTTTTTTGTCGTTTTCTGTTGGATTATTTGGATAAGTTAAACTTATGGAATGTAAAAATATCCAAGCACCTGGACCCCAAATATTAGAATTTAAGCCTGTATTAAATATATCCGGTAACATTAATTTATATTTATAATATTTTTTTTTATTTGTATTAATATAACAAATGTCGGGATTTATTGATAAAGCTGAAAATTTTGGAAAAGATCTTGGAAGAGATATAAAACGAGCTAGTGAAGATGCATTTGATTTTACTAAAGAACGTGTATTACACCCATCGATGATTGGATCGGATTTCAAAAAAATGGGTAGAAGTATAAAAAAAACTGGTAGTGATGTTTATAATGTCGGAGAGAATGTTGTAGATTATACTAAGAAGGTCGTTCATGACCCGCGAATTCTTTCTAATGATGTTATAGGTGTTACAGATCGCACACTTATAGATATAATTAATCATCGAGATTTAAGATTTATGATATATACTGGTGTTTTGTATTTTATTTTATCTCATAAAAGTTTTAGATCTGCCTCTGAAAAAATTTTTAAATCTATACCAATTGTAGGAAGACTATATATCTTTCCCCATTTAATGAATACTGCAATATTCTTATCATTATTATTTGTCGTTAAGATGTCATTAGATAGTTATGTTAAAACTGGTCTAATGGATTTAGAAAAATTAATCCCCGCTATTGTCACTCGTCCTATCATTCCCGCTCCTACGCCCCCAGTAAAGGGATGGGAGTGTAAGAAAGATGGAACAGGTGGTTGTAAATATGTTGATGGTGGTTTTTTCGATAGTAGAGATCAATGTGAAGGAAACTGTGGGTATGATTAGATAAATTCTCAAATTAATAATAATATTTTTATTTAAATATATAATTATAATTATATATATATCAATGATTAGAGACCAAATGAATGAACATATTTTTTATAAAAATCTTAATATTTTAGAAAATTTAAAAGATTTTTCCAATTTATATTTTAATAAGTTTGAATTATATAATAATGATAAATATAAACTCAACTCATGTAATGATGATGATTTAAATAAAATAATTTACTATACATTTAACGAATCGATGATTTATTTAAATAACATGTCTATTTATGATAATAAATTAAAAAGAAAATTAGAATTTAAAATTAATTCATCCATAGATAATATATATAATGTATATGTAAATAATTCATTATATGAAAATGATGATTTATTAAATATACTAAATAATATGGAAGAATTAATTGATATATATAAATCAAGTTATTCTTGTTTTAATAAAGCATTTTCTATTATTACATATCCTATATACTCATTCATTAATGAATATAACTATTTAGTAAATCCTCTGAAATTATATAATACATCATTCATTTATGCTAAATGTGAAAATTTAAATATTGATATTGATTGTGATTGTGATCCAGAGCCTGAGGTAGAGCCTGAGGTAGAGCCTGCGGTAGAGCCTGAGCCAGAGCCTGTGGTAGAGCCTGAGCCAGAGCCTGCGGTAGAGCCTGAGCCAGAGCCTGTGGTAGAGCCAGAGATAGAACCAGAGCCTGAGCCAGAGCCTGTGGTAGAGCCAGAGGCTGAACCATTATCAAATATGTTATCGGCTAGTTATTGGGGAGCAAAATATTTAGATGAAGATATTGTTCATGTTAAAAAAGAATAATTTTAATTATTTATAGAGAATCAATAGGTCTACTAAATCTATTATAATTTAAGTAAATCAGAAAATTTAATTGGGTTTTTTATAAATTTTTTATATTTATCTTGATTCATTTTTTTTTTAGTTTTAATTTTATTTCTATTTATTTTATATTTTTTTGATTTTTTTTTTTTATCTTCCATTATATAATTATAAATTATTTTAAATATCGAATATTTTTGAATTTAATTCATTAAAAATATCTAATTGATTATTGATCTTTTCTAATTTTGGATCTTCTTTTTTCTTTTTTTTACTTTTTTCTTTCTCCTTATTCTGAATATCTTCTTTTATTTTATTCACAACATTATTCTTATCCACTATTGAATGTATGTTTTTTAGTTTAAATATTTGATAAATATTTATTTGAATTTGTATATACCCCAACATATCTTTAACTAATATGGTTGATTTGCATTCATATGTTAATAAAGCTACAGCATTATATAGATATGGTAATCTAATTGATTTTTTATTTTTACTATAATTGAATATGTACATATGATACAATGAATTTATATTATTTATAATTGATTTACTTTTTTTATTCTTTTGTATATGAACTATATCCCAAATAATCCATATAATATCTGATCTATATTTTTTATCTACTAGTTCATTTCTTTCATCAATATTCCATGGCATATTCTTGTTAAGTTTTTCCCATTTAAGTAACCAATCTATCCAAAAGATAACTTGATCATAACCATATTTAAAATTTTGAAGATGAAAATATATTTCATTCATTATCATTCTAAGTTCATCTGGTTCATTCATATGAATAAAATTATCTGGTAATAATGTATGAGTTGATTTTAATTTTTTTTGTATTATTGATATATTAAAATATGAATTTTTTAATTTTGTTGATTTAACTATTATATCTTTTTCAGATGATATGAGTATATATATTAATGATGACATTAAATTCTTAATTGTTTCATTATTTCTTAACAATAATATATTCTCTTTATTTTTATTACAGTTATATTTTTTAACAATATTATTAAATAATTTATTTTTTTTATAAATATAAATTGGTAAATCATGATTATTTATATGTATTCTTTTTGATGAATATATACATAGTTTTTCCCATATATCTATAGTATATCCTGATATTATACATTCTACTAACCAATTACAGGATTCTTCATATTTTTTTGAATCTATTGACTTAAATAATGCTTTAGTAACATCTGTTTTTTTATATCCACAAAATGTTTCTTTTTTAAATTTTTCTATACTTCGTGAATCATCAATCATAACATATATATATAAAATACATTATAATATAAACTTTTATACGATTTATAAAGTTGTACAAATAATTTGAATTATTTATATTTTTTTTCTATTACCAGAGCTACAACGAGCTCGGCCCACGTGTCACACGCGAAACAGGTACAAAGGAAGTATTCGCGAGGGTGGCACATAGGAGAAAGTAGTGGGACCAACAGGAGAAATCTACGATGGCATCCACGAAAAAGCAGATCGACCGCCAGAGAAGGCAGCACGACCGCCAGAGAAGGCTACACGACCGCCAGAGTAGGCAGCACAAACGTTATTACAATAAGTGCATGGCTGAGGCGGAGAAGGTTGCGGCGGAGAAGGCTGAGGCGGAGAAGGCTGAGGCGGAGAAGGCTGAGGCGGAGAAGGCTGAGGCGGAGAAGGCTAAGGCGGAGAAGGCTGTGGCGGAGAAGGCTGCGGCGCAGGCTGCGGCGGATGTACTTCACCTCATTCAAAAATATGATAATGAGGGATGGGCCCAGGAGGAGGGCAAGATATATAAGGAGGAAATGCCAGATGGTCGGTTACCGACAATCGAGGCTATCACGGGAGTCGAACTTTCAGGTCGCGAATTGGCAGGACGCATCATCATGAGAAACTATGATGTGCATGATGCTGATAGTCAGAAAAAACTGAAGACTCTTACTGATCAGGACATATACAGACTGGATGAAGAGCTCTGTTCAAGGATGGATTGGCAAGACGAAATGAATGCGGCTGGGTGGGCAAATCTAGACAGCATAACACTGACACAGGATGTTGAGGATGAAACACTGAGGATTGGTGCGGGAGAATACAAACTCCTTGACAGTGAGAAGGCCTCTTCGAAATTTTGCGATGAACCCACGTGTGTTCTGATGTCGATGCTTCAGTATGGTTACTGCCATTGGGGTTATTATGACGATAGGCCACAAAAAAAGGCGAGGATCATGAAGTATTTCAACACCCGTACAATGTATCAAAGGAAGGATGAAGTGAATGGAAATTGTGACATTTGTCACTACTGCCTTGCCCTCGCATGTTGTTGAGGATTGGTAGATGTAACTTCATGATAAGAAAAAAAAAAATAAATGGCTCTATATTTAGGGCGAAAATAACGATCGCACTTGTCGCGGAGTTTTACCTACATAACCTGTGGGTTTTTTATTAATATTATATCTTGTTTTTGAAGATATTAAAAATAATTTGAAATTTTTATATTTTTTTTCTTTTACAACTGCTAACGAGTACGACAGAGGAAAAGAAAGTACACAACAACTCGATAGCAAGA